TTCGTGTTGGGCCTCTCGCGCAATGCAATCCAGTTGATCGAATCCGAAGCTCCTGAATTCCTGCAAGACGAAGTTTCCGGTTTGGAACAGATCGTCATGAGATACCAGGGCGAATACGCCTACAACTTGGGCGTGAAGGGTTACAAGTGGGATACCACGAACGGCGGCGCCAACCCGAGTGATTCAGCCGTTGCCACTGGTTCAAACTGGGATGCGGCAGCGACGTCTGACAAAGACAAGGCTGGCGTGGTTCTCAAGTGCCAGGCTGCAAGCTAATCCACCAACCGTAATTGAATGAGGGCGGTCCTCACGCCGCCCTCGTTCTTAACCCCACAATCTGGCGGGCCATGATCCGCTCTTTCAGGAGACAAGATGGCATCCAAACTCATCCATTTCGGTACTAACCGAGAAACCAAGTACAACCCGAGCGGCGTTCTCATTCCTGTAGGTCTTGAGTTTCACCTGAACGTTGGCGGTGGTACGACCATCGCAACCACAGGCAACACTGACCTTACGGTAGTCGTCCCCTTCGCCGGCGTTCTCACTGCTGTTTATTTCATCGGTGAAGACGCGCTGGCCGCGAACGATACGAACTACGTTACCTGGACCATTACCAACAAAGGCACCGGCGGCGCAGGCTCAACTGCAATGCTGGCTGCGACGGATCCCAACACCACGAAAGCAACGGGCGGATCGGCAATCGGCGCACTCGACGCCCGCGCGCTGACGGTTCACGGCACGGCTGCAAACCTCGTTGTGGCTGCTGGTGAAGGCTTGCTGATTCGTGCGGCTGCAACAGGCACGCTCGCGAACGTGGTCGATCGCACTGGCTACACCCTCGTAATCCGACGCGCTGCGTAATGATCAAATCACGCGCACAACTACAGGCTGAAGCGTTGCGGGCTATTCGTGAAGTTGCGAAGCCCGCACCGCGAAAGGCCGTTGAGGCTCAACCGGAAAAGAAGAAGCGCAAAGGTAGCAAGTAAATGTCTGCACGCGAAACAGGCCGCGCCGTAATCATCAAGACAACTACGATCGCCAACGGTCAAACCGCTTCGTCGGAAGTTGATCTTGAAGGCTTTGTGTTGGTTGGTTTTGAGACTCCGGCCGCACTCACCGGCACGGCTATGACATTCACAGTCGCATCGGCCGCGGCTGGCACTCACAAGGCGCTGAAAACTTCGGGTGGTTCGGCGCTGTCCTTCACCGTAGCGGCGTCAGGTTACTACTCAGTTGATCCGGTGAACTTCTGGGGCGTGCGGATTCTGAAGCTCGTTTCGGGATCGGCTGAAGGCGCAGAACGAACTCTCACGCTTCACTTAATGCCGAGGTAGTAAATGGCCCTCGTCTACACGCCGGGCGGCGCTTCTGATAACTCGTATGTATCGCTCGCTGAAGCTGAAGCCTATTTCGATGACCGGATCAACAGCACCGCAAACGGGAATTGGGATACGGACTCGGCTGGCGTAGCGCGCACAGACGCGGCGAAATCTGCCGCACTTGTGACAGCTACCCGAAGAATTGACGAAGAGCAATTCCTGGGTTTGAAAACTTCATCAGGTCAGGCTTTGAAGTGGCCGCGCACTGATGTCTACGACGAGGACGGAAACGCTTTTAACTCAGCCACGATTCCTGCGATCGTCAAACAAGCTACTTACCTCACCGCATTGGAACTACTGAGAGCTGACTTTTTGCAAGAAGACTACATGGGAAACTTTTCTTACTTCCAATCAGGCGCAGTGCAGATCAAACAGTTCTCCCAGACATCGACTGGGAAACTCCCTGCTGAAGCACGACGCCTTTTGCGAACGGTAATGACCTCGAGCGGCGGCGGTCGATTAGTGAGGGCGTAAATGGCCGGAACGCTCTCGATAGCACTTAACAAGCTCGAAGATTACGCGGGCAGGATCATTGACACGATATTTCCCGATGTTGGAACGGTCCAACGGCCAGCAACAAGTCTCGGTGACTACGGCACCGGATCGCCAAGCTGGACCGATGTAGCGACAAACGTCAATTGTCTCTGGGGCCCATCTGGAAAAGACGCGAAAGAGTATATCCGCGCTCTGAAGATCACCGGCGTTACCACTTACGTTGTTTCAATGAAGGCGACAATCACGATCAAGCCGGATTACCGGATTGTTATTGCGGCGCGCGGCGACGAACCGCAGAGAACGTTTTTAGTGAAGGGCATCATTCGCAATTCAGGCGTAACGATCGATGTTCTTTGCACACTTGAGGAATCGTAATGCAGTCGAAAAACGATCTTCCTCGCATTGCCTCACGGATTGAAAAAGCTCTTTCTCAACTGGTCAAGAAACATGCTTTTGGAATCGAGGCACGAGCAAAACAGCTTGCGCCAGTCGATACGGGCCTGCTCCGTAATAGTCTGCAAACAAAGGTTGATGGACCACTGAAAGCCACAGTCGGAACAAACGTCTCCTACGCTGAGTACCAAGAATTCGGTACGAGACACCAAAAGGGCAAGCCGTTTCTAACACCAGCGGCAGATGAACAGAAGAAAGAGTTTGAGAAGGACGTCAGGAGCCTCGAAAGGTCTTTGAGATAAATGGCGCACGAAGCGGCAGCGGCAGCAAAAGCAATTAAAGCAAACCTTGCTTTGCGATCTGCGCTCGTCACCATTGTTACCGCAACCATCAGCGGATCGTCACGAGTGCAGTTTTATGGAGAGTCTGCAAAACAGGATGCGGTTGCGCCTTATGTGGTCTTTCGACAACGAAGCCCCGGCGAAGATTCACAGGTCATCAATCCCAAACGAGTAATGACCTCACCGCTGATCGATGTTGGGATTTGGGTTGAAGACGATCCCTTTTCAGCAACAGCGCAGTCAGGCGCAAAGGAGATCGACGTTGCACTAGGCTCACTCGGATCTTACTCGGTCACAGACGCGAACGGCGACACGTGGGAAGTGAGTTTTAGGCGCGAAGGCGGCGCGTGGATCAGGGAAGAAGTCGATCAAAAGACTATGAAAAAGTTTTATTGGGTTGGCGGTTCGTATCGCGGCTCAATTTCAGCAGCTTAGGGAGAGCGTAATGGCAAGACAAACATGCGAATGCGGACTTACTTACCGCTACGAATCAGACTTCGAAGAGCACAAGCGCGTTGGCTGCGTGGTCCAATCAGGCAAAGGCGATAGCCTCAGAGCAGAACCAGATGCCGAAGAAGAAGAAAACTAAGCGAAGAATCCGCCGTTATTAACCCTCACGCGCTCGCCTCACTGAGCGCCCGCAAAGGAATCCTCACCAAATGGCTCGTGCAGACGTAAACATTCAAACCCAACTCGGAGTTGAAACGACTTCAGGAACTTCGACCGCCGCCAACAAGCGCCTCCCTTCTCTCGACGTCGAGATCAGTCCGGAACACACTAAGCAATTCTTCCGTGGCGCTGGCTACAAGTTCAACACGATCGGCGTGATGAACAAGAATTGGGCAACCGGCTCGTACAAAGGACCGCTCACCTATGCGGAACTCGCTTATGTGCTTGCCAGCTATTCGAACTATGCGGCGCCCTCAGTAGTTGGTACAGGCGGGCAAGGATGGACCTTCAACCCGGCGATCTCCGGAACAGATACGATCAAAACCTACACTATCGAGCGCGGCGACGCGGCGGATGCGGCAAAAGCGACCTTCGGCGTTTTCAACTCCTGCGACATCGAAATCACCCGCGATACTGGAACCGTCTCAGGCAGTGTGCTCGCTCGTGGTTTCTCAGTCGGCAACACGCTCACCGCATCACCAACAACAATCGCGAACAAGCCGGTTTCAATGAATGACATGGGATTGTTTCTTGATTCGACTTCGGCCGGATTGGGAACTACCCGATTAACCGATGCGTTTCGATGCTCGATCAAACTCCCGGCTAAATACGATCTGAAGTGGGTCATCGATAATCTTGAGACCTCATGGGATGACCTGGTAGAGCAATACATGACTCCAAAGCTCACTTTGGAGTGTGAATTCACTTCGCAGATGCGAACGCTCTACAACACATTGAAAGCCGACAATGTTGGGAATCACTTCCTGCGCGCTCTGGCAGTCGGTGAAAACATTGGCGCAGGTGCAGACTACACCTTCCGCGGATCGTTTGCGCTTCAGCTCACAGACGCCAAAGAGCAGCGCAAAGGAAACGGCGATGTCTATGCCTATAACTTCGAGTTTGAAATCATGGCAGACACAACTTGGAACAAGGCATGGGAAATCTACCTCGTGAACGAAATCGCGAGCTTGTAAACCTCAACTTACTTGACTGACCACTAAACGGGCGGGCGATTCGAAATAAAGTCGGACGCCCGCCAATTTACTAAAGGATCAACATGGCAATTCTTGCGACGAACATTTCGAAGGCACGGCATCCGATGTCGCCGATCACCGTGACGATCATCGTTGACGGTGAAGAGCGCACTGAGACCGTGCGGCTCCACCGCTGCACGCTTTCTCCCGCCTCGCGTGCGCAGTTCCAGGAAACCTACGACCAAACGGCACCGGACAAGGAAGAACTGATCCGACTGATCGTTATGGCCGATGTGCAAAGTCCGGACATCGTTGACGCAGAGGCTAGACCATTTCCGCTTGACGCGGATTACTTGAACGGCATTGATGATCGCGTATTGCTGTCCATCTGGAACTCGCTTACGGAGTCAAGAAGCCCAAACGAGAAGACCTCGACCAGTACGAGCTCTGGCTGAGGGAACCAAAACACTCACAAGCTCGCTGTCCTGAATACGTCGACGTGATTGATCTCGCGCTGATGTTCAAGTGCAATCCGCAGGAAATTTGGGAGCAGTGGGACGAACTGTGGATCGAGCGAATTAACGTGGTGCTGCAAGCGCGTAGGCTCGCCGCTGTGGTTCACGAAGAGAGAAAGGTAGAAGGAAAATCGCAGTAAAGGCGTTCGAACTCTTTGGAACAATTGATCTGCAATCGGGAAGGTTGCAGGCGGGGTTAAAGTCTGCCTCGAAACAGGTCGATGATTTTGAGCGCAGGACGAAAGCCAGTCTGAGAGGCGTCGAGTCGGCTTGGTCTAGGCTTTCTAATTCGAATTTCTCCCAAGGGTTTTTGTCCGGCTTCGGTATTCAGCGCGGTCAGGGGCTTGATGCTCTCGCCGGCGGTGCTGCGGCTAATTTACTCGGCGGTGCCGTTCAACAGGGCGTCGAGAAGATGCGTGATCTTAGTGCGCGCGGGATGGAGTATTACGATCTCGTGCAGCGGACCAAGATGGCCTTTGGTACGCATCTACAGGACATGGAGAAGGGTAAGCAGCTTACGGCAGACATGCTGAAGTTTGCCCGTATCACGCCGTTTGACGATGCACCCGTACTGAAGTATTCACAATCGCTTCTCTCTGCCAAGGTTCACGCGAAAGACCTCCAAACTTATCTATCCGGTATCGGCAATGCCTTAGCCGCGTCTGGCAATTTTGATCTCACTGCACAGCAAGGAGTGGTTCGTGCGCTGACGCAAATGCGAGGCAAGCCAAACCTGATGTCAGAAGAGCTAAAGCAGCAACTCGCCGACCATATTCCTTCGGCGGTTGCTGATATGGCCGAGGCTCTTGGTCTATCAACCGGCACGCTTAATGAACGAATGGCGGCGGGCGCGATTAAAAGCGGGCCTGCTGTCGATCTCCTGATCGACTTTTGGAACAAGAAATACGGCGGAATGATGAAATTCGCCGGCGAAAACACATTTCAAGGACTCGAATCATCAAAGCGTTCTGCCGAAGACGCAATGATGGCAAACGCCTTTGCGGGCGGCGACGTGCTCAACCCATCAGCCACAGGCGCTGGCGCGACTCGGCTTCAAGCGCTACGCGATCAGATTGTACGTCGCGACGAGATGGGCAAGGCTGGTGAATTCTCAAACGCACTCGGCGAACTTGCGACCGCCTACCTGAAAGCACGCGATAAAGACGATGAACTAGTCTTTGCGCTGACGGGCAGTGCCGCGCGTGGTGGTGCGGGTTCGATTGTTACCGGCACAGCAAGGAAAGTCAGCGAGAACATGGCCGCCCCGCCGGGATTCTTTTTAGGGCAGTCAATTGGTGAATGGATCAATCCCGAGTGGAAAGGCATACCAGGCGCGGACAAGATCAACCCGACATGGGGAGACATCGGCGGCGGGATTTCAAACTTGGCCGGTTGGGCCAAGTCTCTGTTTACCGGAGCAACGGCGGGGGCAATCGACTCGGTTGAGAAGGGCAAAGGACCCATGAATCAGGCGGGCGCTTCACTGGGCGACTCGCTTATTA